GAACGTGCTAGTGCCTTCGTATATCGAGAAGAAAGTGTATCGTAGAGATTATCTTCGATTGCTTCTTCTGTCAAGGCAAATGCCAGTGCAATTGTTTCATGAGTATAACGAGCAGTCCACGATTCTTGTGCAGTATCGTAGATGACAGCCGCGCCTTCACCCTTGACGGGTGCTTCCCCAAATCCACTTAACATTACTTCTTCCTCAAAAGCTCTTTCAGAACTTTCAGTGTCAAAGATGTCTTCGTGTTCATTGTTGTAACGTTCATATTCTAGTCCGAAGAGAGCATGAAGTCCAGGAACAAGTTCTTTTACGAGTTGTGCTCTGTTAATCGCCATGTTATTCTCCTAATCAGACTGCGAATGTTGAAGTTGGGAACGTGAAGTAAGCTCTTGCATAAGCACCTATTGCATTACTTGGTGCTAAATTAAAGCCTACACACAAAGCTACACCGCTTGAAGTAGTTGCTGTAGCACCTTCTTTCGACCTACCAGTAGTTGAACTACCTGCGGTTGTTGAAAGAGTGTACTTACTGCCGATAAAACTTACTGCAGGAGTACCTGCTGTAAATTGAGCTTCGTAAACGATCCCAGGATCATTATAAACCAAAGCTTCGGCAGCAACGCTACCTTGTGTTGCGGTATCTGCTGTCCATATCTTAGAAAACGTAGGTGTGCCGTCAGACGCATTATAATAAACCCCATAAAAAACACCTATAGGAGTGCTTGTCGCACCTGCTTGGTTAACATAACCACTTGCCAGAGTAACCACGTCACCGCTATAAATAGCTGTGTCATACGTGCTTAATATTCTCATTCTTGCAGGACGAATAACACCACCATACATGTGATATGCAGGGGTAAACCCATCGGGTTTATCTGTATTAGCCATAAATTATCTCCTTTGCTATTACAAGTTATTATTAATCGTCGGAATTATTCCTACTACCAAATTCGACCTTCGAAGTCCGTTGGATATCACTATCCTTAATTGGCATTCTAGGGTCGCTTTCTCGCATATAGTTGTGATCAACACCTTGCATCGCCGTTTTTGCTTCATTTTCAAAATAAGCAGTCCGTTCTGCAGCGATCTCAATCGGTACTTTAGCGAGAATTAATCCTCCGACACCTATAACTCCTGTGTTTCTACCTTCTTCAATAGTCGGGGCTTCGAAATTAGGATAATCTTCTGCTCTCACAGGTTCATATCCCTCTCTAATACGTTTAGACATATTAGATTTATCATCTATTCCTCTTGTAGCTTCACGTATCCACCTGAATTGATATCCAGGAGGAGGTTTGGGTGCGTCTAACATAGACGGGGGTGTCCAAGGCTTTCTGCGAGTTTGAGAGGCTCGTGTCTCGGCAGACCTAGAGTTTCGGTCTGAAGTGACTTCTAGATTTTTAACTTCTTCTGTCATTTTATACTCCTTCATTCAACATGCTTAGCATATTCTTCTAATGGCACATTCAGTCGTTTAGCTATTGCTACCTGACTGGGTGTCAATTTTACTTTGCGTGACATTTTTCTTCCACTAGCACCTCGGCTAGAGGCGACAACCTGTTGCACGGGGGCAGATTGTTCTTTTGAAAATTTATGGGGGAAATTCTCTGCCATAAGCGAATCAACTTGGATATAATAATTATTGGATGTAGGATCAACTCCTTGTTCCACCAATTCTTTATGTATACCAAAAGCTGCAAATGTCATTGCCTGATCATCTCCAAACCATGGATTCCTTTTCGCCCACGCCTCAGCTTTTGGATCTGGTCCTGCCACTTGAGGTTGTAAAGTCGGCGCATAGGTTGCTGCAGGAATTGCTTGGGCTTGTCTTTTTTCTCTGATGCTCTGCTGAGCGGATAACCGTCTAAGGTTTTCTGCTTCAGCACTTGCTCTCGAAAGTATTTCTGTTGAGTTAGCAACTCCATCCGTATCTCCTGCATCTTGAGCCTCTTTTAAAAGTGTTTTGGCTCTTGCGATATCCGATTGTACCCTATTGTCGTACTCTTTGAAAAGGGAAGAATCGGAATTCCTTAACTTTTCTTTTAATTGAGAATTATTTTGGGTAATGCTTTGAGCGTAATTAACAGCTTCATCCCGCTGTCTTTCTGCCTCCCGCATTTTATAAGTTAGCTTATCAATACGTTTCTGTACAGATACACTTATTTCATCTAACTCTTCTTTTACAGGTGCTAAGACTTCTCCTTTAATCGAATCGTCTACATCTGCATCATGTATGTCAACTTCTCCTTCGGGAAGTTCTAGTTCTATTTTTTCTGCTTCTTCTGGCATGGTTTCCTCCATGTGGTTGTTATGATAAAATTGCTTCTGGATCATCTATGATAGCTAGAATCTCATCGTCATTTAAAAGGCGCATATCGCCACCTTCTATTTGAAAACGAGCGCCAGCATATCTACCAAAGATAACCCAATCACCTTCTTTGCACCAAGGTCCTTCTGGGAATTTATTCAAATCACCATAGGCATCTGAACCCATGGCAACAACATAACCCACAACGGTTGCAAGTTTTTCCTTGTCAATTGTTGTCTTAGCTATGTGAATTCCTCCTTTAGTGACTTCGGGTAAACTAAAAGGCAATATTAAGATACGATACCCCGTTGGACGTGGTAACTTATCTGCATGAGAGTCTAAATTTTCAGGAGTAATGGGGTCAGGGTGTATTACTAATGGTTCCACTTCACCTATACTTCCAAAATTTGCCACTCTGTCTGGAACAGTTTTGCTAGTCATATGCATCCTCCATATTAGAATGTAAAGTTTGAATCTCCTGTTCAACGAAACTCAAACCTGCTATTTCACCAACTATCCTTTGGTATTGAATAAAATCTTCAATACTTCCAGCAGCCAGTGTCTGCGAGAGAGCATTTTTCCTCTCTCGAATTTTACGGAGCAAATGCTCCGTTACTTTGATATAATCCATTAATTACTTAATGTATCTATACCAAAGAAGTCCTTTAGTTTGACCGTAAGCCGCTTTTACTTTAGCTTTTTCACCTACGACATCACCTTCTGAATTTGTTATCACTTCACCTGCTTTAACAGTTTTAGCCTGAGCAAACCCTTCTCCCGACGGAGTCGGCATTTTAGGCTCTGCTCTATTTGTCTGTTTAGACGGTGAGGGATATTTCTTCTGGCTTTTGTAATCATCACGCATTACTTTTCTCCGTTTAATTGTCTGCTCTCTCGAACTGTTTTAACTAACTCAGTATAATTCTTTTCAGCATCAGCTTTTGATTTTTGTTCCAATTCCTGTAAATCTATTGCTGCTTTTGTATCTTCTACCCTTACATCTGCATCTATCTTTTCACGTTTGATTTGTGCATCCAATTGTGCTTTATCCATTTCAACCTGTTTGTCTCTCATGTCTTCTTGCTCTTTTTGCATCAATTGTTCTCTTTCCAGTTGTATTTGTTCGTCAAACATTTGACGTTGAGGATCAGGAGTCTCCATGGCAGCAGCCAAAGCTTGCGCTTGCCCTGTAACTTGTTGTGTTGCCTGTGCTGCCATCAATGCTATTTCGTTCATAACCTCAGGCGGTAATTCTTGATCCAGTGGAGGCAATGTCTGACCAAGTACCTGTTCAATCTGAATTCTATACAACATCGCTTGGTGTTCCTGAATATTTGCTCCAATAGCCTGTAATGCTTGAGGATTCTGCTGAACCATGGGATTTTGCATAAAAGCGCTGTGAGCCGCTACATATGCCTCATGGTTTTGAAATTCAAAGGCTTTTATGGGATTTCCCGTTAAAACCGCCTGTTCTTCGGTAATTGGGTCGCGAGGAGGTACTTCCTCCTCAGGAGGCAATATGGCGTCTATATCCTTTACATTCAGTGCAATATACATTTTACGGTACGCTTCCCTTAAATCATGCAATTCAGGCGCTGCTTGTGCCATTTGTAGCTGTGTTTGCGCCAAGGTAATTCGTTGTGTCATGCTAAAGATATTTGGGTCACTTACGGGAATTACATCAACACTGCTGTCAAAATCTTGCTGAAATACGTTTTGAGACGCCCCTTGTACCTGATATGGGTACTCAGGAGGCAAAAACTCGCCAAAAATGCGTTTTAAAATCTTAAACTCGGTTTTTTGGGCATAATGCAGCCTTTTATGGATCGCAGACATAACTTTTTGCCCTTTTTCCAATAAAGCCACTGTTGTGCCCACAGGAGCCTCAGAATTGCCATCTCCTGTTGGATCTTCCACAGTAGCTGCAAATCTTTTGCCAGAATCAACCAAAGAGCCTAATAAGACCATTAAAGTGTTGCTGGGTTCCTTATACGGCAATGGCAAGAACGAATCTTGCAGTTTTCCTCCTGGAGCGTCCACATCACGCCATTCTCCAGGCTGTAAGGGGTCGTCATGACGTTGAATATTCAATCCACGGGATTTAAAGCCCGCTGGAAGGTTGGCAAGCGTTCCTGCATCAATTAATTGCCGTAAAATCGCCGTAACTGACTTGGTTAAGCCTCCCATCATGTGAATTAGCCCAAATCCGTAAAAACCCAGTCCTGGAAGGAACTTATAATGGGTAAAAAACTCTTTTTTCTTACGCATTGGGTCTTTGGGGTCGTAATTTGGTCGTATTGCCAGAACTTTGTTGTTGTCTTTGCAAATTGTTACGACATAGGGCAGTCCCACACCTGTTTCTTCACCATTTTCGCTTATATCTTGATACCCTTCCAAGTCTAAGTCCACGTGTACCTCTAATAATGTGTACTCTTCATCGTTAATTGTTCGGGTTAACCCCTGAAGTTCCTCAATTTTGGCATCAACCTCCGTAATGTCTAGGCTACTTTCTGGAGGATTCATCTCAATGTCTCTATAAAAGCCAGAAATCTGTAATTTGCGTAATTCGTTCTCTGTCATGTGAATCACATGCGTAATTCGAGGTGAAGTCAATAAATCTACCGCATAATAGGGCACAACTAGGTCTTCTGACTTGATAAAACGGGCAACAGCCCGCCCAACACCAGGATCGTAGAAAACTTTTTTGAATGCGGAGCCTG